TGTTGGTCGAGTACGTTTAAAAAACTTGGTATATCAAGGTAACGGCACTGCTGGAGCTATTGATATTTTTGATACTAACGTTGCGCCTAATGCAGCCACTTACTCTCGTACAGGTTATGTTGTTACAGTAACTAGTACAGGACATGGTTTAGCAAATGGTCAAGCAGTTGGAATTACTTTTGCTCCACTTGCAAACGTTTCAGCTACTGCTGGTAATTTTCCAGTAGGAAATGCTACTGCAAATACCTTTACCATTACTGACATTAATACAGGTTCTATTGCTAACACAGCAAACTGTACATATGTTTTTGGCGGTAATGAGTGGCTAACTAGCTACAATACTGGAACTGCAGTACAACCTTTCCAAGTTATTTTTTCTGGTGAAGGCGTATTAGCAAGAAACGGTCTTTATGCAAACGTTACCAACATAACATATCAAACTGTTCAGTATGGCTAAAAAGAAAGGCCCCTCTCTAGCTGTTGGTAGAGGTGAGAAACTCCCCGTTTCTCAGGGGGCTGGACTTACCGCTAAAGGTCGTGCTAAGTACAACAAAGCAACAGGAAGTAACCTTAAAGCCCCACAGCCAGAAGGCGGAGCAAGAAAGAAATCATTCTGCGCCCGTATGTCTGGTATGCCGGGTCCAATGAAAGATGAAAAGGGCCGCCCAACTCGTAAAGCGGCTTCTTTAGCCAGATGGAAATGTTAGGTATGGAATTAACTATTTGGAATATGTTGCTATCTGCCGCAGTAGCTGGTGTAGGGTATATACTAAAAGACAAGTCAGATGAATTAAAGCGTCTTGACATTCTTTTAAATAAAACCCGTGAAGAAGTTGCTAAAGAATATGTAACAAAAGTTGACGTGCATTTAGATATTAATCGTGTTCTAGACCGTTTAGATCGTATGGAACAAAAGTTAGATACTGTTATTAAAGAGAATAGATTCAATGCCTAGTACATCTAAAAAACAACACAACTTTATGGAAGCTATTGCTCATAGCGCTAAGTTTGCTAAAAAAGTCGGTGTTCCACAGTCTGTAGGTAAAGACTTTGCTGCCGCTGACAAAGGTAAGAAATTTAAACAAGGTGGAGTTATGAAGCACGACGACATTAAAGAAGACAAGGCGCTTATCAAGAAAGCTTTTGGTATGCACGACAAGCAATTGCATGAAAGCAAGAAAACCGATTTATCCAAACTGAAAGAAGGTGGAAAAGTGAAAGCAATGGGAATGAAAAAAGTAGCAATGAAAGAGACCATGGGTCCACGTACAATGGCTAAGGATGTTGAAGCTGGTTCAAACAAACTGCTAAAGCATGGTGAGTCCGCTGTTCAAAAGCGTGGTCATACTAAAGGCATGGAAGAGCGTGATTACAAGAATCTCGATATCCAGTCTGGCGCTAAAGGTGCTAAAGCTAATACACAAAACGCAGCCCCAATTAAGATGGCTAAAGGCGGTATGTGTGGTGGTGGTAAAGCTATGAAAAAAATGGTTCGTGGCGGTGGTATTGAGCAACGTGGAAAAACCAAAGGTAAGATCTGCTAATCATGGCAACTAGAGACGAACTCCCACAAGAGTTAACTGATCGAATTGCTACGCAAGAAAACCTTGCGGATAGAGCTGCTATTCTAGATCCATTAAAGCGTGGCGCCCAGTATATGAAGGATAAGATCCTTGGTACTGCTGAGCAAAATGCTGCTGGACAAGCTATGCTGGATAAGCAAGCTCGTCAAGGTTCTGGATTGGCTAAAGCACTTGGTGGCAAAGGCATGAAAAAAGGCGGTAAAGTATCTTCTGCATCTAAACGTGCTGATGGTTGCTGTGTTAAAGGTAAAACTAAGGGTAAATATCTATGAGATACTCTCGTGGCATGGGCGCTATTGAACCATCTAAAATGCCTAAAGGCAAAGTAAAGCCACGTAGAGATAACACTGACTTTACCCAATATGCTGAAGGTGGTGCGGTTAAACCGGGATTATATGCAAATATTCATGCGAAGCAAAAGCGTATTGCTGCTGGTTCTGGTGAAAGAATGCGTAAAGTTGGATCTAAGGGTGCGCCTACTAAAGCGGCATTTATTAAATCTGCTAAAACAGCAAAGAAGAAATAATGGCTACTAAAAAATGGATTCAAGACGCTATTAAAAAGCCGGGAGCATTACGTGCTGAGCTAGGCGTTAAGGCTGGAGAGAAGATCCCAGCTAAGAAATTAGCGTCAGCAGCCAAGAAAACGGGTAAAATTGGACAAAGAGCAAGACTTGCCCAGACCCTTAAAGGCTTGAAAAAATGAGTACAACAGGTACCACATCGTTTAATTTAGACGTCAATGATCTAATTGAAGAGGCGTTTGAAAGATGCGGTAAAGAGTTACGTACTGGATATGATTTCCGTACTGCTCGCCGTTCACTTAATCTACTAACGATTGAGTGGGCTAACCGTGGTATTAACCTCTGGACAGTTGAACAGGGCGTTATTCCAATGGTTACAGGTCAGGCTATGTACCCTATTCCTGTAGATACTATTGACCTAATGGACATGGTTATCCGTCAAAATAACGGTACTTCTAACCAGATCGACATTAATATCAGCCGTATCGCTGAGCCGACCTACATGAGCCTGCCTAATAAGCTCGCACAGGGGCGCCCGATTCAAGTGTATGTCAACCGTCAGTCTGGTCAAGAAAACCTCACAGACAAGCTACTAGCGGCTGATATAAGCTCTACAGACACAACGATTACTTTGACTTCTACTGTTGGGCTAGCTTCTGCTGGATTTATCAAAATTGATAATGAGACTATTAGCTATCCAAACATTAATGGAAACCAGCTCATTAATTGCGCCCGTGGTCAAAATAACACCACTGCAGCAGGACACGTAGCTACGGCTGCTATTACCGTACAGAACCTTCCATGCATTAACGTATGGCCGACGCCTAATGCACCGGGCAACCAATATACATTTGTTTACTACCGCTTACGCCGCATTCAAGATGCTGGTACAGGCGTGTATGTACAAGATATTCCTTTTCGCTTTATTCCCTGCATGGTTGCAGGACTGGCATACCAGTTATCAACAAAGCTAACAGATGTGGATATGAACCGTATTCCTATGCTCAAGGCAGAATACGATGCTCAGTTCCAAATGGCTGCTGATGAAGACAGAGATAAGGCCCCTATACGGTTTGTACCAAGGATGACGTTCTACGGTAGAGGAAGTTAAAAATGCCTAATCAGTTCGCTTCCGGCAAATGGGCAATTGCCGAATGTGACCGGTGTGGGCAGCGTTACATGCTCAAGGAATTACGGACACAAACGGTAAAGACTAAACCCTACAAGGTTAAAGTGTGCCATGAGTGTTGGGATCCGGATCATCCGCAGTTGCAGTTAGGTATGTATCCAGTAAACGATCCACAGGCAGTACGGGAGCCACGCCCTGATGTAAGTTATTGGGCTTCTGGAGCAAGTGGATTACAGATTAATTTGACTGGTGTAGGACCTGATGGATTAGGTATTCCAGAGGGCGGTAGTAGGGTGTTTCAGTGGGGATTTAACCCTGTTGGACTGGGTTATGATGGTGGTTTGACCCAAAATGACTTGATTGCACACGGACAAGTTGGTACAGTAACGGTAACAGTAACTTAGGAGTAAAACATGACATTCAAAAAAGCAGCAGACGGCGTAACAAAAACAGGTAAAACTAAGGGTACAAACCTTGGTGATTCAGGTCCATCTATTGGAATTGAAAAAGGTCCAATTAAAGGTCCACAAAAATTAGGTAATTCTATGAAAGCTGTTGGTCGTAATATGGCTCGTGCTATGTTGCAAAAATCAGCAGGAAGAGGTCGTTAATATGGCTACCGCTAAAAATGTAAAGGCAACTCCAGCAGGATCATATCCACTGGGTCATGCTAAAGAAAACAAAGACGCTTCTGCTTATGAGAAGAACGGCACTAGCGTTGCTGATGGTGAGTCTGCTGTAGTTTTAAAAGGCAAGCCTATTGACGCTTTACGTCCAGCTATTGGCAATTTGTTTAAAGACCAGCCTGATACCAAGACTGACGGTATCACTATGCGTGGTTATGGCGCTGCAACTAAAGGTATCAAGTCCAGAGGCCCAATGGCGTAATGAATTACAACGAACTTTTTACGCAGATCCAGACGTATACGGAAAATATATTTCCGGATACATACCTTGCTAATGGAAGTACGGTCAGCTATACAACGCAGATTAATACTTTTATCGAGCAGGCGGAAAAACGCATCTACAATACGGTGCAGATTCCTTCTTTGCGTAAAAACGTTACAGGTATTTCAACGCTTGGAAACCCATACTTAGCTTGCCCAGACGATTATTTGTCTACTTACTCCATGGCAGTTATAGATGGCGACGGCAATTATGAATATTTATTAAACAAAGATGTTAACTATATTCGTCAAGCCTACCCAAGTCCTACTGCTACAGGTCTTCCAAGATATTACGCATTATTTGGATCACAGTATACAAATCTTAACGAGCTGGCTTTCATTATGGGACCAACCCCTGATGATAATTACAGCATCGAGCTGCATTATTTCTACTACCCTGAGTCTATTACTACTGCCGGAACTTCTTGGCTTGGAGATAACTATTCTCCTGTACTGCTGTATGGTTCTTTGGTTGAAGCATACACATACATGAAGGGCGAGCAAGATATGCTAGCTATGTACAACACTAAGTATACAGAAGCAATGCAGCAATTAAAACGCCTTGGTGATGGTCTTGAGCGTGGTGACGCTTACCGTGATGGTCAGGCTAGGGTCAGGGTTACTTAATGGCTATTTATCAATCACAGACCGATTCGTTCAAAGTTCAGCTTTTAAACGCTCAACACAACTTTTCGGCTAATACATTCAAAATTGCGCTGTATACAGGTAATGCCAGTATCAGCAATTCCACCACGGCTTATACAACCACCGGCGAAACGTCTGGTACAGGGTATACCACTGGCGGAAACACTCTTGTTGTAACCGTAAAACCTACCAATACTGGCAATACTGCATACATTTCTTTTGCCAATACTGCGTGGAATTCGACTACAATAAGCGCTAATGGAGCCTTGATTTATAATAGTTCTTTTGGCAATGCGTCCGTGGCGGTGTTGAATTTTGGCAGTACAATTACGACACAGAATCAGACATTTACAATTAATTTCCCGGTAGCTGCCGCAAATACAGCTATCATACAAATCAGCTAGGAGCTTTTATGAGTAATGAGATTGCAAGAATCGGCGACACCGTTGGTGCTATGGCCGAACTAGGCGGAGCATCTGTTGATGCTGTTGGCTTAGAAGGCGTATACACTTTCACCTGTATCGGTTCTGATGGTACAGAAAAATGGTCTGACGTTGTTGAGAACTTGACAACTAACGTTGGTCGTCAAAGTTTAATGAACGCATACTTTGCTAACACAGGCGGCGGCGCTGTTGTTATGGGTCTAGGTGGTGCTAATGCTAGCAACACATTTACTCCAGCTTACACAGACACACAATCTAGCCACGTTGGTTGGTATGAAGTTGGTGGATCTAATGCTCCTACCTACTCTGGTACACGCAAGACTCCATCATTTAGTTCTGCTACCTCTGCTAACCCATCAGTGTTGTCTACATCTGCTGCTGTTGTATTTAGCATGACAAGTTCAGGAACTGTTTATGGTGCGTTTATCAATATTGGCGGTTCTTCTACTATTGGTGATACTACTGGTACTCTATTTAGTATCGGAGCGTTCACGGCAGGATCGAAGACAGTAACTTCTGGCGACACTATAAACGTAACTTATACACTCAGCGCTGCTGGTTAAGGAGCCGTAAATGGCTCTGGTGCTTAAGGACCGTGTATTAGAGACGGCGAGTAGCCCCGGCACAGGTACAGTAACATTACTTGGTGCCACTACTGGCTATCAAACCTTTGCTAACGGCGTTGGCAATTCCAACACGACTTTTTATACCATCGCTACAGTTGGTGGCGCTGAATGGGAAGTTGGTCTTGGAACGTATTATTCTGCCAATAACTCGGTGGTGCGTAACACCGTCATCTCATCTAGTAATGGTGGTAACTTAGCTAACTTTAGCTCTGGCACACAATCTGTATTTACAACCTATCCTGCAGAACAGGCCGTCTATTTAAGCAATGGCAACGTATCTGCTTTAGGTAATATTACTTTAGGCACATGGAACGCTAACACGATTGGCGTGGCTTACGGTGGTACTGGCGTTACTGCGTCTAGCGGTGCAAACAGCGTGGTATTGCGTGATACCAATCAGAATACCCAGCTCAATAACCTGTTCCTAAACTTTACTTCTACTGTTTCTGCTGGCGGCACAACCACTCTAACAGTTGCATCTAGCTACTTCCAAAGACTAACTGGAACACTGACTCAGACATATCAATTACCAGACGCTACTACGTTAGTAAATGGCACTACATTTACATTTGACAATGACTCTACTGGCAATTTAACTATTAACGATGGCACTGCCGCTTTTGTTGACTTGGTTCCTGCTGGTGGTTATTCAACTATTTTTTTGGAGTCCAATAGTACTGCGGCTGGTAACTGGGGTAAATATGCCCTTCTTCCGTCTTCAGTAAATTGGGGTACAACAACTGCCGACTTAGGTGGTACAACTCTTACAAATGCTACATGGAATGGCTCCACAATTGCGACTGGTTATGGTGGTACTGGGCTTACTACATTTACAGCTAATAGCGCTGTATATGCTACTTCTACTAGCTCTTTAACTACTGGTACATTGCCGGTTGCTGCTGGTGGTACTGGCATTACAACATTAACTGCTGGAAGAATTCCCTATGGTGCTGGCGCTAATGCTTTAGCTTCTTCAGCAAACTTAACATTTTTAAATAATACAGTTAGCACTATTTACTTTAATGCTACTGCCGATGTCACATCTAACATAGCTTATGGCGCATTTAACAACGGTAATCTAGGATATTCCGATACAGGCATCTTTGGTTCTTTTGTTACTAGCTCAAATAGCTATGGTCAATGGATTTTACAGAATACCAATAGCGGAAACGCCGCTTCTGCCGACTATGTTGTCAGCAACGACTTAGGAACTAAAAGCTCTTATTACGGTAACTTTGGTATTAATGGATCAACTTACGCTGGCACAGGGAGTTTAAATTTACCAAATGCGGTCTATGTCTATGCCGCAAACGGGGAATTGGTATTAGGCACAACTACTAATAACGGCGTCCGTATTGTTACCAACAGTAGCACAACAGATGCTATGACTATTAATTCAACCAATGCGGTTGCGTTTAATGGTTCTTACGGCGCTAATACTTATTTACTCCAGTCTACTGGTAATGCTACCGCTCCTATTTGGCAGTCTCCAGCCAACATCTCTGCGGGTTCTGTTGTCAGCACATTGACCTTTACCAGCGCTGGAAACGGATCTGCATCTGGCGTTAGCTTTAACGGAAGTGCGGCTCAGGTAGTTTCTTCCAATACTATTCTGCCAACTCAGGCTGGTAACTCTGGAAAGTATCTCACTACCGATGGAGCTAATACATTATCGTGGGCTAGCACTTCTGGCGCATTAGCTACAGGTAATAGCGCAATTGTTTTAAATAATGTAAATGTTACCTCAAATGCTACAATAGCTGCTGGACAAAATGGCTTCTCCGTTGGTCCAGTTACACAGGCTAATGGTGTATCAATTACTATTGCAAGCGGTCAACGCTGGGTGGTTATCTAATGAGCGTAATACAAGCTGGAAATACTACTACTACATCGCTGATTTATACGGGCGATACCACTGGCAATTTAGTCTTTACGACTAGTGGTGGCAACTTAACTGCATTGACATTAGATAGCAATCAGATATCTACTTTTGCATCTTCAATAAAAGAGACCGCTACTGTATCTACAGCAAATGCAACAGCTAACGTAACACTAAATGCCATTACTCAAAGCATCTTGTATTACACAGGAAATGCTACGGCAAATACAACCATCAACATTACCGGTAACTCTACTGTTTCTTTAAACAATGTCATGGCAAATGGCCAGTCAATTAGCGTTGTGTTTATGAACACACAAGGCGCTACTGCATACTATGTTAATGGATATCAAATTGATGGTGTTGCAGTAACCCCTAAATGGCAATCTGGTACTGCTCCTACTAGCGGCAATGTCAATAGTATTGATGTTTATTCATTTACTGCTATTAAAACAGCTAACGCAACCTATACTGTTTTAGCGTCACAAACCCAATTTAAGTAAGATGCCATTCTTATCCGCCCGTGGTGAGTCTATGAAAGCCTTTGGGCTGACATCGGTTACTCCGCCGGTATCGGTTACTTATTTAATAGTTGCTGGTGGAGGTGGTGGAGCATCAAGTGGTGGCGCAGGCGGCGGTGGTGGAGCTGGTGCTGGAGGAATGCAAACTAACACATATTCTGCATCTAGATCGCAATCTTATACTGTTCTTGTTGGAGCGGGTGGAGCTGCTGGCGTTAATAACGGCGTCGGAACAGTTGGTAGCAATTCTTCTGTTTTTGGCATTGCGTCTACAGGTGGCGGTCGTGGTGTTCGAGATTTGTATGACGGAGGATCTGGAGCAAACGGTGGATCTGGAGGTGGTGCTGGCGCCCAAGGAACAATTTACGGAACCGGAATATCTGGTCAAGGCAATAACGGCGGTCAAAATAGTGGTTCAAATATGGGTGCTGCTGGCGGCGGCGGTGCTGGAGCCGCAGGCTCTAATGGTAGTACTAATAATGGCGGTAACGGTGGCAATGGCTCATCATCTTCAATTTCTGGATCATCTGTAACATACGCTGGTGGCGGTGGAGGTGGCGGTGGAGGTGATAACACAGGTAATGGTGGTAATGCTGGATCTGGCGGCGGCGGCTATGGCGCTGGAGTTAATTATGATGGTGGTTCTGGATCAGCCAATACTGGCGGTGGTGGCGGCGGTGGTGGATATAATTCTTCTGCAAATGTTCATAATGGTGGCGCTGGTGGTTCTGGAATAGTCATTGTTTCTTATGCTGGCTCACAAAAATTTGGTGGCGGTTCTATTTCTTATGCTAGCGGAAACACAATCCATACATTTACATCATCCTCAACATTGTCAGTATTAAATTTTATATCGGCATCATATCTTATAATCGCTGGAGGCGGTGGTGGCGCAACAACAATAGATAGAACTGGTGGCGGCGGTGGCGCAGGCGGTTTACTTACATCAACAGTTTCTTTAGATACTGCATCTGTATACACAATAACCGTTGGTGCTGGTGGTGCAGCTTCTGGAAGCGGATCTAATACAACTGCATTTAATTTAACCGCTATTGGTGGTGGTTATGGTGGAAATAGTTCTGTTACTGCAGCGTCTGGCGGTTCTGGTGGTGGTGCTTATCACGGAGGCAATGGACCAGCCACTGGTACTGCAGGACAAGGAAACGCAGGCGGTAATGGATATAACAGTGGAAATGTAAACTTACAATTTGGCGGCGGTGGAGGTGGTGGTTCAGGCGCAGTGGGCGGAAATGCTTCTTCATCTACCTCTGGTACGGCTGGAGTAGGTGGAGCTGGAACTGCATCTAGTATTACGGGCAGCTCTGTAACATATGCTGGCGGCGGCGGTGGTGGAGCGCAGTATGGATCAAGTGCCACAGGATACACTGCTGGAGCTGGTGGATCTGGCGGTGGTGGTGCAGGCGCAACTGGTAATGTCAATGGAAGTGCTGGTACTGCAACTGCGGGTACTGCAAATACAGGTGGTGGTGGAGGTGGCGGTGGACAAGGCTCCGTATTCCAATCGGTAGCTAGTGGAGCAGCCGGAGGATCTGGCGTTGCAATCATTTCTTACTCTGGATCTCAAAAGTTTGTTGGCGGAACAGTGACATCATCTGGAGGTAATACTATTCATACATTTACCAGCAGCTCTACGCTATCCCCAGCATATGCAATTACAGCGCTTGTTGTGGCTGGCGGTGGTGGATCTGGATACGGTAATAATGCTGGTGGTGGTGGCGCTGGCGGAATGGTAGAAATTTCTAGATATGTTGGTAAAGGAACCACATATACTATTACTGTTGGAGCTGGCGGAGCAGGCTCTGGCGTAGGAAATGTTGGATCTGGAACAAGCGGAAATAATTCTGTTTTTGATGTAGACACTGGAAACGGTGGTGGAGCTGGATCTGGCGATTCAAACCTAAATGGTAGCAATGGTGGGTCAGGTGGTGGCGGTGGATACAATGGATCAAGCTACGGCTCTGGAGGAACAAAGACCCAAGGCAATACTACCAATGGTACTGGCTACGGAAACAATGGAGCTGGTGGTACGCCTAGCGCTGGAGGTGGTGGAGCTGGATCTGCTGGTAGTGGCAATACTGGTGGTTCAGGACGCTCTAATTCCATTACTGGATCTGCAGTAACCTATGCTGCTGGTGCAAGCCAAGGAGCTGGATCCGGAACAGCAAATACAGGTAATGGTGCTGGAGCGCAATATAATGGTGGTTCTGGAGTGGTTATTTTGTCAATTCCAACCAGTAGCTATTCAGGAACTACTACAGGAAGTCCAACAATCACTACCAGTGGTAGCAATACTATATTAAAATACACGTCTAGTGGTACATATACAGCTTAAAGGAATAAATATGCCATATTTTGCAAAATGCGAACAAACAGCAAACTCATCAGCAATGATTGTCTCTCAAGTCTTGTCTGCTGATCAAGCGTTTATTAATACTCAGCCCGGCTTCTGGGTTCAGACTTCATACAATACTTATGGAAATGTGCATTACGCACCGTCTCCTCCCGCTGAACCAATGACACCTGATGGCGGTATAGCTTTGCGTGGCAACTATGCTGGTATTGGTTA